TTATTGGGACAAGTTATTAGGTTGTATATTATGTTTTTCCTTATATTCTTCCCAAGTCATATGTTCACTTGAATCCTGTTTTTCATTCTGATTTAAAATTTCATCTATGTCATACCTTTGATTTTTTTGAGTTTTTTTATTATGGCTATTTATAATTTCAATTACATCATATTTGTCTGTTTTCTTCTTTAAATCCAATTTAAAAGAAATTATAGTATAAACATTGAAACAAACAGATAATACTAATAAAATTATCAATGAAATAATAAATATTAATGATTTTTTTAAGGATTTTGTATCATTATTTTTTGAATAAAAAGTTTCTTTTATAGTATCTAATGGAACAATTTCATGATGTTTTGGAATAGATTTATGATGGCTTGAAATATTTTTATGTTCTACTAAATGAAGTTCTTCATTTCTTTCAAAAATGTGTTTTCTTTTTGAAAAATAAACATAGTTAGGGTAAACAAATATAAGTGTCCATATTCCAGAATATATTATGATGGATTGAGTAAAATTAAAGTTTGCGGAATTTGAAGAGGCATAAAGAATACTATTAATAACTAGCTCAACAAATAAAGAAAAAATTAGTAATTTATAACCAATCTTTGTTTTCTTAATAAAATTAATATATACAATAATTTGAAATATCATATATATTGCAGGAATCAAAACAAGTATAATGCTAAACCAACTAAATTCAATATCAGATACATTATTACATACTGTTAATAATGATATACCCCATATTAAAATACTAACAGGGAATCTGAAATATTTAAAGAAATTCCACCACTTCATAGGTAAAGTCTGAGTATTTTCCACTTATTATTCCTTCTTTTCTATTTTATTCAAAAATTTTACTTATTCTTGCTTCCACAACCTTGCAAAGTATTTTAAATTTATTATTTTTATCTAGTCGTCTTGGTGGGGAATAAGAATTAAAAGCAACTAATTCAATGTGGTCATCATATATAAGAATATTAAAGCAGAGCAACCAAGTTTTTTAGTTATTGCGACTGGACCTAAAGAAAAACCAATTGAAATTTCTTTTGTAAAATTTTTTAAACGAGTTTTTAAATATTTTGAAATTTTATTGAATTTATTTCTCACTGGCATCCACTCCTTTTTTGATTTTTTTTGTGGTTGTCTGCTCAGGTTGTCCTGCTTTAATATTCTTTCTAGAAATTTTAACACAATAATACAAATAAATCAATATTAAGGAAGACAAATGAAACAAGCTAAAAAAACAGATATAGAAAAATAATTGTAATGGAAAAAACTAACGACAGAATATTACCTTTAAATTTGCAATATTCTGTCTTTTGATGTAAAATACTATAAAAAGGGGGAAAGATATGGAGGAAAATAAAAAAATTGGAAGAATATTAAATTTTGGATAGGTGTTGTAATTGCTATTGTAATTATAATTGGAGCAATATTTTTATTAAAAAAACCTAAATTCGAAGTGGAAGATTTCACGATAACAGAAAAAATTGATGAATACGATACATTGCCAGATTATATAAGTTATAGAGGAGAAGGGTTTATAAAAACTTCAGATAAAAAACATACATATTTAGTAGTTCTTAAAGCTACAGTGAAATCAGGTGGCAAAGAAAACGATAAAGAAGAGCAGCTTCAATTAGTAGTAGTAAATAAAGGAGAAGGAGAATTTTATACATTTGATTATGGAGACGAAGGAGAAATTACAAAGCCAAAATATAAATTTGAAATTTTAGGAAGTATAAAAATAAAATAACAAAAAACTAAAACTCACTTATTTAATAAGTGAGTTTTAGTATGTAGTTATTTCAAATTTTCCAAATCTATTTTAAACAAATAATAAATTGATTATATTGGAGAGAATTTGCATATATTATATAGATATTAGAAAATAACATAAAAAATGTTGAACATATTGACTTTTTGTGTTATACTAATATTAGAAAAATGGAGGACACGACCTATAGTGTCGGTAAATAGGATAGGTTTAACAGATGGAGGACACGGCTTGCAGTGTCATAAAATAGGGCAAGCTAAAAAATGTTATATGAGGGCTTTCTTTAAAGGAAGCTCTCTTTTTTATATTTGAAGGAGTAGTTTATGAAGGTTGAAAATGGAAAATTTTATTTTATAAGTAATAAATTTATAAAAAAATATCAGAGCAAATATAATTTGATGGAAAATAAGGAATAGAGATTCTTAAAGGCTTAGAAAAGGGAGTAGGAAATGAATATTGGAAAAATAAGATATTTGAAAATACAAAGGCTGTAGCAAAAAGTATAACAAATATTATGAATAGTATAGGAATAAAAACAAGTTCTCCAAAGATTAAAATGAATGAAATTCCAGGACATAAATTAGGGTTAGATTATGTACCATATGATAACTATATAGCAAGGTTGCATAAAGGTGAAAGAATATTGACAGCAAAAGAAAATGAACAATTAATTAAATTTAAAAAAATGCCACAAGTAATTGATAATACTCCATTAATAAATAATCAGCTGAGAACAATAGATAATAAAATTATTTGTACAACTCCAAATATAACCTTTAATGTGCAAAAAATGGATAAAGCAAATTTAGATATGGCATTTAACTATATAAACAAGCGATTTGGAATACAATATTAAAAATTGCAATAAACTTTTATATATGATAAAATAATTAAAAAATATATGGAGCTAAAAAATGGCTTCAATGAAATGTAAAAAATGTGGAAATAAAATAGAGGGTAAAATGAAAACATGTCCAGAATGTGGAGTGAGAATCAAAAGAAAAAGTTTATTAAAAAAATGGTGGGTATGGTTAATTGCTTTTATAGTTATTGCTTGTATTATTGTAGGAATTACTATTTTAAGTATTAAACCAGAGGAAGAGCAAGCGACGAGTAACGAATGGAATAAAATAGAAAAAAATGAAAATAAACTAGAAGATAATTACGAATATCATTCAGAAATAATAAACGATGGAGTTCCTATAATAAAAATTGTAGTAAAAAATGGTTATTATTTAACAAATCCAGAAATGGAAAAAATTTATGAAAAATATGCAAAAGAAAATTGTAAGGTGTGGTTTTTTAGAACAGAAGAGGATGCAGAAAATTTGGAGAGTTATAATGTTGCAGAGATAAAAAAAGAATCTGGAGCATATAAAATACATAGATTTGGAGAAGAAACAGAGGAAGAAAGAGCTGAAAGAATTAGACTAGAAAATGAAAAGAGAATAGCAGAACAAAAGAGAAAAGAAGAAGAGGAAAAAGCAAAGAAAGAACAAGAAGAACGTGATTTTAAGGCAAGCTGTTCTACATATACTTTTAAAGAAATAGCAAGAAATCCAGAAAACTTCAAAGGAACTAGAGTAAAACTAACAGGAGAAGTAATTCAAACAATGTATGGAACTTATAGTACTGTATTAAGAGTAAACATTACGAAAGAAGGAAGATATACTACATATTACTCAGATACAATATATGTAACATATTATCCGGAAGCAGGAGAAGATAAAATATTAGAAGATGATATTATAACAATATGGGGAACATCTAAAGGAGATACTTCATATACAAGTACAATGAACGCAACAGTTACACTACCACATATTGAAGCTAAATATATAACAATAAATGAATAAAATAGTAAAAAGCTCACTTACATTTTTTGTAAGTGGGATTATATAATAAAAAGGAGGCAGAAGTGGTCAGAGAATTTTATATAGAAAATGGATTAGGGCAACGTTTTTCAATGATGGATATTGAAAAATGTTGCTTTTTAAGTTTTCCAACAGGTCTTGGCTATAGTAATGATATTCAATTTATCCAAATAGAAAATGATTTTATTGCAGATATTAAAAAAATAGCACAAGGACAAATTTCGGGAGAACTAATTTTTAAAAAATATGATAATTTCAAAAAGTTTATAGATTTCATAGAAGGAGCAGAAGATTTGAGATTAGTCTACAGAATACCTTTAGAAAATGAAACTATAGAATATTATAAAGATATAGATGTATCAACAGTTGAAAAGGGAGAATTTGGAACAGATGGAGTTTTGAGAATACCAATAACTTTTATGTGTAAATCGCTATGGTATGAAGCAAAGGAAGTTGTATACAACATAGATTCTGTTACAAATGAATTAAGATGGGATTTTAATTGGAATTCTGCATTTACATCTTATGATAATAGAAATATCATATTTGAAAATAAAGGACATACAAATGCACCATTTAAATTAGAGTTAAATGGAGAAATTATAAGTCCAAAAATCACAATTCTTGAAGATGAAAAAGAAATTGGAATGTTGGATTTAACAGGGTTAACAATAAACTCTGGAGAAAAGTTTATTTACAATACAAAAGATACAAGGGAGCAAATTTATAAAGAAGGAAAAGATGGGAAGGAAAATCTATTTAGTTTTTTAAATCCTAATTTTATTAACTTTTATAAATTAAGAAAAGGAGTTTCAAAAATAAGATTAGAAGCAGACAATGAAATAACAAATGGAAAATTAACAATATATGTACAGTATAAAGCTGTATAAAGAAAGGAAGGATGAACATGCTAAAAGGACATGTATTTAATATGCAAACGTTTACAAGTGAGGCGTTTGCTCTTTTTATAGATAAATTTTTAAATGGAAAAAGTGGTGTGGCGAGAGGATGTGAACTATCTAATACCAATAATTCAATAACCGTGGGAGAGGGATATTTTGTAGTCAAAGGAAGATTTTTACAAATTATTTCTAGTGAAACAATTTCAAATATTACAGTAAATGGTTTTTATAGTTTAATATGTGAAATAGATTTAGGAAAAACAAATACAACAGATGAACTAAATCAGGCAAAAATTAAAGTTATAAGCAGTACAAACAATTACCCTGAATTACAAAAGCAAGATATTACAACAAATGGAACAATATATCAATATGAATTTGCAAGATTTAAAGTGGAAAATGGCAATATAACAAATGTCGAGGATAAAAGAACTTTTATAGATTTTGATACAATCTATAATTATATACAAAAAGAGTCAGACGAAATGTTTAAGAAAATCGCTAAAGAGCTAGAACATGTACTAGATGGAAGTGCATATTGTTTAAAGAAGGATATGTTAAAAATGGAAGTAAAACAATTGAAAGATAAATTAGATAACGAAGATAGGCTTAAGGCAACTATTAGTACAATAGCAGAATTAACAGTAAGAGATATAAGAAACAATGGAGAAGAAACTAATTTAACTTACAATGGATATTATAGAGAAATTCTAAGTTTACTATATATTGATAAAGTCAAAAAAATAATAGCGATGTTGGATGAAAAAGATTCTAACAAAGTGAAACTTATTAATTGGTTAAATAATGTAAAAGTAATGAATGCTAATTTAGACAATGCTTCAGCAGAATTTCAAGAAACGTGGCTAGGAATACCACAGAGAATAATTGCTCTTGTCAGAGAAGAATCATATAGTTCTTTTTTTATTCCAAAATCTATGGCATATCCAGATTTATCATTATCAACAATAATAACAAACCTATATAATTCTTTAGAATAGAGGTGAAACATGGAACTATATATATTATCAAAACAGGATTTAAGAATATTATCAATATGTAAAGTAATAGATTATGAAATCAATTTAGATGAAGAAACAAATGCAAAATCTACATTTTCAATAATGAAAACAGAAGGGCTAACGGAAGGAAATTATATAGTATTAAATGGTTTATATAAGCAGTTTTTGTTTGTAATTCCAAGTGGAGGCATTGAAACAGAAAAGAATAGTAATAAAGTAACAGCTAATGTAGTTGACATATCTAACATATTTGATAGAAAAATAATAGAAAAAAATACAGAACAGATGGAGAAACTTTCTATAGAACAATTTATTGCAAATAATATATCTGAAAATTTTGTTAACTCAGATGATACTCCATTGAACATGGGATATATAGACGTATATTGGCACACAAATACAAAAGGAATTGTAGAAACTAATTCGGAAAATGGGTTATATAACTTTCGCGAATTTCTAGTAAATAGTAGAAAAAATAAAAACATTTATACAAATTTTAAATTTGAAAATGGAAGATTAAGAATTGATATTGAAAACAAGCAGGAAAATAAAGAAATGATAGATACTACACTACCAGAGGTAACGGAATATAATAAAATATATGAAGAAGAAATCACAGCAAAAGTACAAGTATATGTTAGAGAAAACGATAGTGAATATAATTTATATTTAAAAACAGATAGAACTACTACAACTAATAAAGATGATCCAAATAGAGTAAGTGGAAAGATAGAAGTAATAAGTGTAGATAAACAAGATAAGGCAGCAGAAGAAGCGAATAATATAATGAAAAATAATAATTACAAGCATTTAGTGGAATTTAAAATTTCGGAAACTAGTGAGTTAATGGACGTGAAAAAATTATATATAGGAAGACCAATAATAGTAAAGACAGAAGAGGATACCTATAATAGTTACATATCAGCGATTAAAATAACAGATGAAAATTATATATACTTTAAAAGTGGAAGTTTAAGAAATATGCTATTAGATAAATTAAAAGCAAGCAAAAATAGTATTGGAGATAAATTAGATAAGACTGGAGGAATAATACAAGGAAATTTAAGCATTGAAGGAAATCTTAAAATTAATCAAAAAGAAATTTTAACCTATCAGAATCATTGTAGAATGTCCATTTCCGGAATAACTACAGCACACTCTACAACGGAAATAATCAAACACTGGGGGCAACCTATAAGCAATGGATTTATAGCAGACACAAACAATTATAGGCTAGAAATACCAGCTGGAACAGAAGCTATTGAAGTTACGGGTCAACTTTGTGGTTATGGTAATTGCTATGCATGTATACACATAAAAGATACAACTGGAAATAATCCTGCAAATTATAATTGGCAGCAGAGTGGACTTCTAGTACAACCATATGGAAATGGTTATTGGAAACAATGTTTTACATCTGGAATTGTACAATTAGATAAAACAAAAAAATATTATGTACAATTAGAAGCAGGAGGATATAATGGACAAGCGTTTGAGATTAATAACGGTTTTGGAGAATATTCAAGCTGGATACAAGCAAAGGAAATAAACTAATGAAGGAGGGAGAGAATATGAAAGAATTAATGGAGTTACACTTTACAAACAATTTATGGATTTTTATATTACCATTATCATTAATGATATTAGATGTAATAACTGGATATTATAATTCGTGGAAAAATAATGAAATTTCAAGTAGTAAAATGAGAAATGGATTAGGGAAAAAATGTGCTGAGCTATGTTATGTAGTACTCGGCACTTTATTTAATTTTGCATTTGGAATAAGTGCAGTAATGTATTTTATGACAATATATGTATGTTATATGGAGATAGTATCTCTATTTGAAAACTGTGCAAAGCTTGGTTTTCCAATACCTAACAGAATAAAAGAAAAATTAAACAACAAATAAGTAAAATATGAATATGTTATATAAATACTGAAATTAATAAGGAGGATAATTATGGATGATGATGATGTAATGAAACCAGTAGACGAAAGTTTTGAAGAGATATTTGAGGAGGATGTATAAATGGATTGTAGAGTATTAAAAACAGGTAAATGTGAAATATCGCAAAGTTATAAAGCTACAGGACACAATGGAATAGATTTAGTAGGTGCAGGCTATACTTTAGATTATGTAGTTGCACATTCAGCAGGTGTAGTTGTAGGCGTAAGAAATGACATAAATTACAATACTAGTAGTGCAGGAGGACCTAAAATATATGGAAATTATGTAAAAATAAAACATGATAATGGAATGTATACGTTTTATGCACATTTAAAGTATGGAAGTGTATCAGTTAAATTAAATCAAAGAGTAGAAAAAGGTGAGGTAATAGGCTATATGGGAAATACAGGGTATTCATTTGGAGCTCATTTGCATTTTGAAGTAAGAAATGCAAATAATATTCAAATAGATCCAACGCCATATATAAATGCAGATTTACCAGGAAATAATATAGTTAAATACGTTGTAGGAACAACATATACAACACAAGTTATATTAAAAGTAAGGGCAGGAGCAGGAACAAATTATGCACAAAAAACATATTCACAGTTAACACCTAATGCGAAAGCAAATGCATATTCAAGCGGAGTTAATATTGGATGTTTAAAAGCGGGAACAAGAGTAACATGTTTGGAAGTAAAAAATGTTGGAAACGATATTTGGCTAAGAATACCAAGTGGATGGATAGCAGGATTTTATAGTGGAAAAATATATGTGAAATAA